AATTAACTTTTCTAAACCCAGCCAAACCATATTCGGTTGCAGCTTTTAAATTAGGGTTTTTAGCATCAGCCAATTTATTTAAACCGTTAAGTAACTGTGTGTCAATAGTTGAACCACTAAATGTTCCAGTTGTAAAACCTGATTTTAATTTTAAATTACTATCAAAGAAATATAAATTATTTTTAGTAACTGTATTTAAAGCTTCAACAACGCCAGTATAAATTTTAACTTTAACCCTATCTTTATAGAAAGTAAATTTACTAGCCAACATAAAGTCAGCTTCTTCCCAATTAGAGTCGTTATATGGTTCTGTTGCCGCTGAATATGAACCCGATGTTGTTAATCTATACAACACGTTTCTATTAACAGCATATTTTTGATAATTAAACGCTGATCCACCATTATAGGTACCGTTTGCGTAATCTAATATACCGTCATCGGTTGTTGATGTTGCCAATCTTTCAAATAACGGTTTAAGATTAAGGAATTGACCAAACGTGCATGCTTTTGCTTGTGTGTTCAAAGCAATAGCATCGGTATAATCATTTTGAATTAAATTTGTTACCTGAGTACTTGGATAGGTTAATTGTTGTTTTGTAACGCCTGTATAGTTTAATGTTGATCCTGTTGCGGTGTATAGATAATACATAGTTAAATCACTACCATCTAAAACACCGTTTGTATTACCAGTTGGTATATAGTTAGGATATGTGTCAACAAAAGTGTAATTTGTTGCACCTGTTAATGTTAAATAATAATCAAGTCCAGTTGACCCACTAATAGTAGGTATTAAATTTTTAAATCTAAAAGGTGCTGGACTTAATGATACATATGCATTAAGAGATGGGTTTGATGGGTTTGTTGTACCAGTAATATCTTTAGAATAAAAAGGGCTATTACCATTAGTTCCAGTAATTGGTAATTCAAACCAATCAGACGTTGTACCTGGTTCACTTGTTGTTAAACCAGTTATAGCAAACCAAAAACTATATTTACCATCTGTTAAGTATGTAGAACTTTTGTGGTATGCGTAATCAGCATAAAAATAAACTGGGAAAGCTGCATCATAGAATAATGGTTTAGTATAAACATACTCAAACAAACCAAATACTGTTGATGAACCACTACCACTAATTGGTATTTTAACAATATCACCAAGATTTAAAGTTTGTGTTGGTGATCCGTTTAATATTATTGGTGTTCTGTATCTGTAAGGAATTAAATTAGTTTTAATGGTTGAAAAACCTTGATATTTATCATAACCAATAGGGCTAAATGATTTTACATCATATTTTTCAATAGGAATAAAAGATGCTCTAGCACCATTTGGTCTGTATATTGGATGGATTTCGTTTGTACCAGCAACACCAGTTATTTTACATAAATGATTTGTTGTTATATCTTCAATACAAACATACAATCTTTCAACCGTACTTCCAGTTGCTATATCATAAACACCATTTGTTTCAGTAACAACGTTATAGTTATTAAATATAACTTTAACAATGTCATTTATTTTATAGTTATTAATTTTACTACTAAATTCAGGTACTACAGCTAAAATATCTTTATATAGTTTTGTGTTGTATACCTTATTTTCTTTACTTAAATAAGCAACGGTTGTACCTGATATAGTTTTTTTAAACCTTGTTTTATCAATAAAACTTGTTATTAAATCAGTATTATAATTAATTAAATCATAGTCAGCCAAACCATCATCATAACCAACAAAATCCATGGATGTTTGTCCAGTTACTTTAACAGTATTTTTATATTCAGCCACAAAAGTAAGACCTAATTTATTTAATTTTTTAGTTCTTGGTTTAGGTGTTTTACCTATAATAATATTTCTTGTTATGTTGGTATTTTCGACCTCTTGAGGTGTATTACCAAGATAATTGTTTGTTGATGTAATTGTATAACTTTTACTAACACCAGGTACTGATTGATATATACCTGTACCAGCATCTACATTTGTTGTTGAATAAAGTTCTTTACTTCTAACAACAAGTTCAAAATCTATTTTATCGTTATTAAATCTTTTTTCAAATGAAGTTACATTACCAATTTCATTAGCTGGTTTAAATTTATCATAGTAAGGCCCAAATAATAAACCAAAATTATACGTTTCATCATATGTTTGGTTAATATTTGGTTTTGCTTTATACTTAGATATATCTAAAGTGTCTTCTTTTTTGAAAATGTATTGATCAACACTATATGTACTACTATTATAACCAATTGGTTCAATGGATAAAACATCATCATTGTAATGACGATCAATTAAAGCTCTACCACCATTGAAATAAACCCTAAATCTTGGGTCATTAATAGCTGAATAAATGGTATCATTTACATAATCAACTTCAATTTTTTCGTATCTTGATAATGTGCAACTGTGTGTTATTGGTTCAACAACTAAATAAACTCTACTATCCACATAAAAGATACCTTCATGAGTAAAGTTAGCAACTCTAAGTGCAGAAGGATCCGCACCACTAAAATTAAATTGTTGTTCATGTATTAAATCACCAAATTGATTAACTAATTTAATCTTAACTGTTTGTGTTAAAACTAAATCAGATTCAAAATACAAATCAATATCAAATTTAAAATAACTATTACCTTTTATTAGATAATAACCGTTTGATAAAGCAATGTTAGTATCAGCAACACCAAAATTAGTGTTTATTGACTCAAAGTTTATATAATTGTTTTTATCTGGAGCCAACACTAAAGATTCCATTAATGTTTGGGTGGCAATTTCAGTATCATTTGCTGTATAGAAAGGACCTATTTTATCCTCATCTAAAGAATAAAAACCATCAAATGTTAATGTACTAGAATCACTAATAAACAATTCATCGTTAATAATATTATCAACAACTTTATATGTTGTTAAAGGTGTTGCACCACTATAAACTTGATATAAGTATAATAAATTAGTTAAATTAAATGATACGTGATCACTTGTATAAATTTTATTTAAAGTAACTTTATTAATATATGCGGTGTTAATGTGCATATAAGGATCAGTCTTAGTTCTACTTAAGAAGTTTTGATATTGTCCTGGAACTATTGTTGTTGAGGTAACACCCGTTGGTGTTGTTACCGTACCAACAACTGTTGTACCTGTTACAAGATAATGAGTACTGCTATATGTTACAATATCATCTTTGTAATAAGTTATACCATTTGTCCATGCATTATCTTTTCTATAAGGAACTACCCAATTACCTGAGTAACCAAACACAGCGTCACTAGGTTTTGTTGTTGCTGTATTTTTAGAATAACCGTAGAATTTAGATTGATTTAATTTTAATTCTTTATAAGTTTCATCATAATATGTTGGTTGTGAACCAATTGATATTGTTTGACCACTAAAATCATAATAACATGTATGTGGTTTTGGTATTGGGCAAGTATAATCAGCTTTTGTCGCTAAATAAGCCTGGCCAATAGTAATAGCTTCTTTGTAGTATTTTCTTTCAGAATCTTTTAAAGTATTATAAGCTATATCAGCAAAAGTTATTGTATTAATATCAACGTTAATGTCAATTTTTTCATACATTAATTTACCATTAATTGTTAATTTATCTGGTGTATTAACAGTTTGACTTGTTGTATCAATATGAATAGGGTGTCCACTTAAATATTCACTAACAAATATTTTACTTGTATTTAATCTATATAAATTATTTTCGTAAGTTACAAAAACACCAAGTCTATCCAAATCCGTTGGTGATTGAACAAACAATTCGGAAATTTCAATATCAAAACCATAACTTAAGTTATTGTAAAATGTTATTTGATTTGTTGTTACCGTGATTACATTAGCGTAATCAGAATAACCAGCGTATACAATATCAATTAAAGAACCACCATTATCTGGTCCATCATAAAAATAAAGGTCATCATTACCAGTTGTATTGAAACTTATGGTATATAAACCTGGTCCGTTTGGTAATGTTATTGTATGACTAATAGGGTAATAGTTAGGTGCTATTGTGTTATCACCTATACCAAAACCATCATAATAATCTTGGTTTACGTTACCACCATAAATTTGATCATTACCGTAATTAATATCTTCTTTCCAATCGTATATTTTAACACTTTCACATGCGGTTTCTAAACCATAATAAAAACCAAAATATTCGTTGATTGTTGGATCGTAACCAGAATAATTTTTACCTCTTTTACCAGTTAAATCAAATGATGAACTATAACCAATATTAGATTTATGTTTGTAAGCCGTAGTTTTTGCTGGTGTGGTTGTACCTTGATTAACTGGTCTTTTTGCTAAATCTTGGAACTCAGAGCCATCGGTACCTAACCAATTAACACTGTTATTTAAACCATGTTTATAAACAAACTTGTTGTCAAGTAATTGTGAATTTTGTATTTTTTTACCAGCATTTAAAATTGTTGTAGCTGGCGTAAATTGTTGTACCAGTTTAACCCAAGAACCATCAAAACTATTTAAAAATTCCAAATCCTTTGTATATGATATTGGATTAGTTGTGTTTAACTTTAAATAATCATAATAGATTTTACTTAATGTTGGGTATGTTTTAACGGTTTTTCTGTTATCTGGTTTTATATACTCATCCAAAGATTTTTGTAAAAATTGGTTGAATGTTAATGTACTAGGTTTTACATCAGCAACATCTCTAAAATTTAAATCAGTGTTTAAATCTATGTTGTTTCTGTTATAATATCTGTATATCGATAAATCAAATATTTTATCGGTGGCAATATAAACTTCCAACTCTTTTGAGTTGATCACCAATCTTGAATCTTCTTCATAATATTCAGTATAACCCACAACATCTTCAAATGTTCTTAATGTTGTTTTACCGTTGTTATATACCCATGATTTTACGTTATCGACATATCTATCCAATACAAATAATGGTACCCCAGATTGTCTCTCATATGCGTTTACATACGACTTACCAAAATCATAAGGACCAAAATTTTTATTGTTGTTAATAACATTAAAACCACTTTCTTGATATTTTACCGTGGTAGGAACAGTAGGGTAACCATCAATATCAAAAGGTACTAAAGTTAAAATTGTTTTATCACTGTAAGCATTGTTGTTATATAACTCATAAGCTTTTTGTGTGTAATCAATTTTATGTCTTGCCATATAAACATGCTCATCTATTTCAAAGATGGCTTCTGGCAAACCAACAAGTTTTAAAATAAACTCAATTGATTTTCTAGTACCTTTAGATTTCCAAAGATAAAAAGCGTTTATAAATATTCTTCTCCAAAGCTCAATATCAATTTCGGCAGGTGTGTAACCTGGTTCAATTTTGAAATCTTTTATGTTAAATAAAGATTCAATGATAGTATTTTCATCCTCAACATTATATGTTTCAAAACCCAACATATTACCAAAATTTTTGGTCAATAAATCAGGTATGTTTTCAATCTTATCATATGATAAGTTTGTCATAAATGTTATACCATCAACGTATTTTCTAATTGTATCAAAATTTTTACCCATTAGATTAAACATCATGTTGATCTTTCTATCTGGGGTATCAAATTCTTTTAAAGAATCTGTTGTTAAAAATCTTGAAATTAAATTTGTTTTTGTTGCGTCAAAATCATCGGCAACATTATTTAGTTTAGTTAAATATAAATCAAAATCGTTTGAGAAAAGATCAATGTTGTAATCATCTATTTTTGGAAAAATAAATTGCTCATTAACATTTAAATCGATTCCATTATCATTTGTTTTAACATAACGTATATTAGCTTTGTATTGCTTAGTATCATAATTGTAGTTCATCAAAAACTTACCCATGTCGGATAAATTGTTTTGGAACTCATCATATTTGGCCATTTTTGGTTTGATCAAAAACGTGGCGTTAACAGTAAGGTCATTATTTGTTATACCCGAAAATGGGTTACCTTTAACCGTTAGATATAAACCAGATGCGAAGTCATTGGTTGCACTAGGTAAATTAGCACTTAGTATACGATATTCTGTATCGTTAAAATAAATCGTATAATCAGTAAAATGCTTTGAGAAATTTCTAATTGGTGCAATATTTGGGTTATCAACCACAGTTGATCCAGATATTGTAAATTCGATATTAAATGGGTTGTATAAGTTATTAAGATTAACTTTAAACTCCGATGTATCACTAACAGCTGAATATTTGTATTGCGTTAAAGTTGGTGATGTTAAACCAACAATGTTTGCTTTAATCGCAGCTGGGAATGTCTGTGTTATTTCAATGATAGTATTTTTCATTATTTCTTTCATTGAAGAATAATGAACGTAACTTTCTAATTTTTGTTTATCAAAAAGAACCGTTACAGTTAAATTGTTATCAATTTTTTGATTGATTTGATCCAATAAACTGTTACTATTATTTGTTGTTACTGTTTTACCAGTAGATGTTTTAACCGTATTTGATTTAGCAGCAGGGTTTGGGTTTAAATCATAAATGCTAGCTGCTGTATACGATTTAATTGCTGGTGAAATATTAGTATTTTTACCAGTTTGTGATTTCTGTGTAACAGATGTATTAATTGAAAAATTACCTAAAGTAAAAAACGGATCACCACCGATTTCATCTTTAGCGTTTGCAAATTGTAAACCAACGGCTTTATCACCAATTATACCTTTACCAGATGTAACCAACTGGCCTTGGTATTTGTAATATCTTATTGCTTGCTCATACGCTAAGTATGTTGAGCAAGGCACATATTTTGTCTCCCCATTAATATTGTAAGTTCTATAACCGCTACAACCAAATTTAGCTGAAGCGGCCAGGGCTGCTTCAGGGGTATCGTATAGATCGGCTATTAATGGTGTATTTGTATAACTAAGATTAGCCATTTCCTACTATGTTATTTAATCCTTTTGTTGTGTCAATATTATTTCTTCTTGTTCTAACCTCAAATAATTTATTATCAGCACTATCTTTGATCTCATATAAATCATATTGTGCATAGATGTTACCATCAAAATCATATAAAGTATAGATTCCGTCTTCCATTGATTTTGTTTGATCGGAATATAATGCTATAGCTAAACTTTCAGCGTCATAATTAACTAATTCAACCTCAAATATTTGTGGTGTAAAGTTTGTGTTTGTTATAACAACGTTTTGGCCTTTATAACCAATAAACGGTGTTGCTGTTGGTTTAAAACTTGGTGCCGCATTTGGAGTAACTGTGCAAAACAGTAAAGAACCAACGTTATTGTATGTATATTTAATTGTCTTAACAGAACTGTTTGGTGTATCCACCTGTACTGGCTCAACAATAAAAGAAGAGGTTGTTATTCTGTATAAATTTTGTATTTTGGTACCGTTATCGTTTAAATATTCAATTCTGTAACCGTCTAAACCGTTATTACTGAATTTAGATTTAAATTGTGCTGGGACGTTGTTTATGTTAAAAACTAAACCTTTAATATCTGGGAATGTTGCTAATTCAGCACAATCTTCAATTGGTATTCTAATTTGAGCTGGTCTCACATATATGGTATAATAACCCTTAGCATTAAAAACGCTTTTAGGTAATTCCATATTATACATACCACCCATTATTTCCAGTGCGTTTGTTGGGTCAAATACTGGTTTAATAACGTCAGTTCCGTTTAATTTTGTAACTGTTTGATTTTCAGTAGCATTTCTTGTTTTACTGTATAAAACAATAACTTCAATATCTGAAGGGTCAACATCCGCAGGTCTCTTTACCCCGTATACACCAATTGCCATATTTATTGATCTTTAAAATTATATCCTCTTGTGTTTATTTTATAATAACCAAATCCTGTTTTGATTAATTCGTTTAAATCTTTAACATTTTTTAGTTTTTTCATCGGTTCAAATGCATTATTTACACCTCTGTCTATAAATACTTCGGATAAAACTTTTGGTTCATCAACTGTGTCAGAATAATAACTTAAACTTGGTGTAATATTTACATTGTCAGCGGTTCTCATGAACTTAAATATAGTAGTTCCGTCAGGATTATCAACATAAAATATAGGATTTGGTGTGTCTAAATACAAAACGTACTCTTTTCTGTTGTCATTTTCAGTTAAAATCATACCAATGACGTTGGTACCACTAATTTCTATTCTTTGTCCAGTTCTAACTTTTGGCGGGATAAATAACGATGTCTGTGTTAAACTTTTACCTATTGATGTTGGGTTACTAGCATTAAATTGTTGTAAAGCGTTTTGTTTGGTATAACTAAGGTCCAATAATGAAAATTTACTATCAGTTAAACCAGATATGAAATATTTACCAGGATCATCAGCAAAATGATTTCTAACCTCATCTTCAGTTGATATATTATTTGTCGGGTTTATTGTTTGTGCTGGTACGTTATTTTCAACATAAATCAATGAACTACCAATGGGTGTTGTCATCAAATAATTTTCAATTTTAGCAATTTTTGATGACGTTTCATTATTGTAAGGTGTAATATAACAACCATTACCATCTATGTGTGATTCTAAATAAATCACAATAGATTGATTGTTATCGTTATTTGCAATATTAATTTCCATTATTTTAAAGTAACATTTATTGGTATAATTATTTTATCTTTTGATTTATCAATACCAGT